TTGTGCGCGCCACCGAGAGCGATGCGCTTTTCAGACTGACGGTCAAAGTAGATGTAGAGAATTGCACCTGAACTGTGTCCAGGGTCTTCTCCTGCGTAAAACTCCATCTCCGGCGTGAACTTTGCAGGGAATGGTTTGACAGTTGAAAGGTTTGTTACTCCTGCGCCAACGAGGTATTTGGTTATCGCTGCTCGCACCGTAGCGCGTGACATTACGACCTAGCCCAAACAATGCGATACTGGTCGAGCAAGTCGTAACCAGCCATCATGTCCTCTGCGGATGCTTGAGCCTTAGGTGTTACTGCGCTTGGCTCTCCTAGTTCGTTGAGAACAATTCCACCCTGACCACGTTGCTTTACAAGTCCAACGACAAAGTGAATTACTGCTTGTTTGACTGTCGCTGGCATAGCGGAGAAGTTAATTCCCATGCCGTGCTTGAAACGTGTTGGGTTTGTAAGAGGAATCGTGGTGCTTCCCAATACGAATGATGAATCAACGAGAACGTATTCGTCATTCATTCCATCCCAAATAGTCATGTTCATACCGGGGAAAATTCCTGTTGAGTCAGTTACTTCAAGAGTGTAAGAACCAGCGTTAGTTGTCGTAGTCGTGAAAGTGTTAGCCCAGCCGTTGATGTATGTCCATTGAGCGAATAGTTCTGCGTCAGGAGCCCAGTTGCCACCAGCAATGGTTAGCGGACCAACTGAAAGACCAATGCTTGAAGCGTAAGTAACAATGAACTGCTCGCGCTCGATTGAGCATGTGTCGTTGTTAATCGTAATGTCGTACATTCCCTGACCCGGACCCCAACCAATTTGGAAGTCTGTTACAGCAAGGATTGGTGTGAAGTATGGATTGATAATTACCTGAGCCAAGCGATTTGGTCGGTAACGTCCGTTCTCTGTGTTGATAGTTGCGTTCAAAGAACCGTATTGACCCATAGTGAACAAGTCAGCCATAGCGGAAGCGCGAACGATTAGTTCTGCGAGCGAGCGGTCTTGAACTGCCTGAGAGCCATTCTCGACCAGATTAGAAAAATCAATAGCGGAGGCGGTGGCGGAGAACTTAACTTCTTCAAGAGAGACGTAAGGCTCAATGCGCCCCGACTGTTGTATCCATGAAGCGGTGGCGATGTTACTCATCTGTTGAACTTTCTGGTATCAATTCAGTACCACCGCAACGACCGCACTTGTCGCGGTACAAGCCAACGAAATGACATGACTGGCATTCATAACCATTTGCATTACGAAATGTGATACCAGCCACAGCGAAGTCTCCTGATTTTTTTAGTAATTGTGCTTCTGCTCCCGAAACGTTGAAGGTTCCGTCTTTGGAGCGATTGATAACTTTGTTACCAACCTCTACCTGTTGTAATCCTTTATCGCTGCCTACAAGTCTCATACTTTTATTCTCCCTTAAAAAGAGAAGTGGTGCAAGGGTCAGGGGAGGCAAACCCTTGCACCACACTCTCCGTGCTAGCCGATTACTCAACTAGCGATTTGTAACCAATCGTTATGAAACGATGTTGGTGATTGCACCAGACCAAGCCGGAGCGCGGAACGCAAGTGTTCCGTACTGGTAGGTCGAGATGTCCCATGACAACTGAATCTGTGGCCACTCAAGAACAATCATGTCCTGAACGTTAACCACTTGAACAGTCTCTGAAACACCTGAGTCTGGGAATGGAAGTGTCTTGCTGTGAACCAGAGCAACACCAGCAGGCATGTATGGGTGAGCAACAACGTCAACCATCTTTCCTGTTGATTCGTTCTGAATCGCAGTGACTACTGAACCGATTGTTACTCCGTCGCTACCTGTCTGGTAGTTAAGACGGTAACCAGTTGGTGTACCTTCCTGCTGGATGCTCGCTGCCAATGCCTTACGGATTGAAGCAGTTGTGAGAATCATGTCAGGGTCAGCAATAACTGATGAGTAAAGGTTGTAGAACACTGACTGAAAGTCGTTACCCGGAACGCTCTGTGAAAGAGTGCTGTTTAGTGAAACGACGTTTCCTGCAAGAGCAGGGTTTGTCAATGTTGATACGTAACCGTCGTAACCAAGTGAGTTACCCGAACCGTTGTCCGCAGAAGTCGAAGGCAAAGCCGAGACAGAAGCGAATGTGGTTGGTGAGTTTCCGTTAGTTAGAACAGTTGTTCCCTTGTAGTAAACACCAGCAGAAACAGTTACGTAAGTGTTGATTGCAATAGTTCCAGCAGGAACGCTTGACAATGCAGACAACTTAATTCCGTTTCCAGTTGAACCAGAAGCAATTGTTCCGGCGCTGATTGCCTGTGACTCACCAGCAGAAGAACTGAAGGTAAGGATGACAGGTGCAGATGTTAGTGATGGAAGTCCAGTTCCAGTTGTTGCTGTGTCAGTAACAGCAGTTGCAGTAACGCCACTGATGTTGATTACTGAAGCACGACCGTTGAGCATGTTGCGCTCTTCTCCGAGCATGTGAGCCCAGATTGTGCTTGTGTGTGACAACTGGCGGAGGTCTGTGTATCCCTGTCCTGCGAACTGAGCAGTAAGGTCAACTTGGTCAGACACACCCTGGTTGACGTGTGACAAAACAATCTTGTCAGCAGCGTATTGAATCTTTGCTGGACGGTTTAGCGTTACTGGACCGAACTGAGCCTGTGTGCCAGTTGGGTTGAAGAACGTACTCATGTTTGGTACGCCACCAGTGTTCGAGTTCGTCACACCGAGGATGCGACGGAATTCGTAAGCCTGTCCAATTCCACCGATACGGCTTGTGCTGTTACGAAGAATGAAAGAGCGTGGTACAAGAAGTGCCAATGCTGGTTCAAGGTCGTAAGGTACAAGACCTGTAACGCCAGAGTTTGAGTTGTTAAGTGGGTTGGTAAGTGTCCACTCTGAGCCAGCCTTAGTTACATCCTGTACGCGGTCAAGCGCAGAAGTGATGTCACCAATCTGGTCAGCAGACATTCCCTTTGTGACGAGGTCACGGATTTCTCCGATGCGCTCTTCAACAGAGGCACTCTTAACGAGTGAGTTACCATTGAATGAAACTGTTCCGGTCTTAGCAGCGCGAAGTGAGTTTGACTGGCAAACGCTAAGTGCTGACTTGTAAGCCTCGAAACGGTCAAGACGCTGTTCAGCAGGAAGTCCGCCAAACAGTTGGTCAATTGATGGTGCTGTAAAAGCCATTTTGATTATCTCCTAGATAAATTAGTTTTGAAGGATTCGCTTGGCGTCGGCTTCCATTTCGGCAGCCTTGTTCAAGTATCCAGCCTTCATTGATGGGTCAACTACTTCATGAGCAAGTTTCCGGAATCTTCCTGCTTCGCTTTGTAGTCGTTCGGCGTCAGCAGATTTACTTGCTTGTGCCTGTGTTGCACGGAGAACTGGTCCTCCGGGTGCAGCCATCTCACGTACTTCATCTAGAGCAGCCTTCAGGAGAGTTAACTCCTCTTTCGCTTCTGCTAGTTCAGCCTTTGTTGTGATGGTTTCCTCAAGACCTAAAGCCTTGACGATTTCGTTTCGGAGTTCTTCCTTTGACTCCGGTGTTGCGTCATCTGCCGAAGCAGACTTAAGAAGGTCGGCGCTAACGCCAAGTCCAATGTATGCCATGTAGTCATCTCCTGTTTCAGTTGTTGTTGCGAATGGTTCTGCTGTTTCTTCCTCATCTGCTTCCTTTTCCCACCAGCAAATGAATAACTCAAGTGCTTGTACGAGTTGGTAAATGTCACAGACTTCGTTCTCCTCACCGCGAGCCATCTCATCAAGTTCTTCCTTAATCAGGTTGATAATTGATTGACGTACTGCCATAAGGTCATCAGCGTCGTGTTCCATCTTCTCTGTGTCAGCGTCAACTGACTTCCAGTTGTCAGGAATGAGGTTCTCTTTGCCGAGTGCCTTCGCGCGCTCAATGATGTGTGACTTAGTTGCTGCTTTGTTTTTTGCACGACCGAATGCTTGGATAGCGTTCTTTAGGTCGCCGACAGTACGAATTGGGTACGAGCCATCAGGAAGTGCCTGTCCTGCTTCTGACATGTTCTGACGCTGCTTGTCTGAGTAATCTTTCTTCTCAGTGTCAGCCTCTACTGCCTTGTCATCTCCATCTTCAACGATGTTAGGGAAGTCATTGCCGGGTGTGATTACATCTTCAGTTGAGTCTCCTGAACCACCGCAAACTTCGCACACTGCGTCAGTCTGTTCTGTACGACCTGTTCCGTTGCATCCAGCGCAAGGACGAGCAGCAGGGTATGGGTCTTCGCCATCACGGATTACATGACTTTCGTTGTAATTAACGTCTTGCTGAATCTCTGTACCCTCTTTTGCCATTTGTGTATCAGGGATTAAGGCTTCCATTTCGAGAGTTTTGCTGATTTCGAGTTCGCCATTTACTGCTTTAGCGATTTCAACAGTTGCAGTTGGGTTGGCTGGGCGGTCAACAAGTGACACTTCCACAATTTGACCTCCTACGATACGACCGTTAGGAGCGTCTTCTGATTTAACAATTCGCGCACCCTTGATACCGATTGAGTATCCCTTAAGAACACCCTTCTCTACCTTCTTCATGGTGTTTGCGTCAACGACTTCTGACTTCAAGTACCAGTCATCACCATCAGCGTTGAGTTCAATACCTACACCGGCTGCAATAGAACTGTGCATCTCGCGCACGTTCGCGCCAGTAGCCAACCACTGTGGCATTGCTGTCTTGAGCCAACTCTCGTCGCAAATCTGCTGGTCAAGGTCAAGGTCTGGACCTGTTGCCTTACCATAAACAAACATCGAACCGTCTTCGGTTGACTTGAATGTTAAGTCTCCGAAGCCTACGTAGGTAACGTCTTGTGCCATTATAAAAAAACTCCTCTTGTTAACTTGTTGAGATTACTGCATTAACCGTGCAACGGCAATTTGGGTGTTCAGGTGGAACGAGTGTTGCGTCTGCTGTTGAGTATGGACCATTGGCTTCTAGGTCAAGACAGTCTCCGCATGCACCTTCGTATGTCACCCAAATCCATTCACTAACACCGAATTGCGAGTACTGGTCTACCGCACCTTGATTGTACGCACGGTTTGTTTCTGTAATAGCAATCATGTCAGCGCGAGCATTGTCACCAACGTATTGCCTAATCGTTTTGCCTATGTCTTTTGCTGGGTCTCCAGCAGCAATTCCATCACCAATGATGTTTCCGATGCGGTCAATAGTTGATTTCTTGATACCGTCAACTGTTTTGTTTATTGCGTTTAGCGTTTTGAATAATCCACCGTGCTGAACGAGCGACGCTGCTATTGGGTCTCCGGGTGTCCAAGAAGCCCAGTCAAAGTTGATTGCTGCCTTGCTCAATTGTGTTACGGCAGTTGCCTTGTCGCCTAAATCCCTTACTGCATAAGCAGAACCAACATAACCACCGTCAAGATAAACACCTTTTAAAGCGTTCTTTAATTGCGTGGTGTTGAACTTAATTTTGCTGGAAACGTCAATGCTGATTTTCTTTTCGGCATTCATAGAACTAGCAACAGCCTCGTCAATGCCAGTTATGTTTTCAGAGATTGCTTTACTGATGAGCGGAGCGTAATACTCCTCAATTTGCAGTTTGTGCTGTATCCCCGGAAGGTCAGCGATAGAGCCTTTAGTAACTAAACCTTTTGGGTTATCTGTTATCTGCGCTTTCACGATGTCGTCAGCCCAAGTAACAATGTTCTCTGGCATAGGCACTGTTCCCTTGACTAGGAAGTACGCGTCGTTGTTTAACTTGTCAGCGACTTTTTCATCAACAGTTACGAAATCAAAAGCGCGCCATTTGCCTGTTTTGTTACGAGACTTAATGAAACGTGCAAACTCACGGATTTCTTCTGCCTGAACAGATTTTTCTTCTACGCTAGTGACCGGCGCTTTGTCTTTATTCCCACTTTGCGAGCCTTGCGTACTTTGATTGACTTCGGGCTCTTTGCTTTGTGTTTCCTGGCTTTGCGTACTGCCATTTTGCTCCTTCATTCCAGTTGTTTCACCGGCTGCATTTTGCTCTAATAATCCGTTGAGGAATTGCACAACGTTGCCAGCGACAATGAATGGTTCGTCTGCTTCTGGCATGTCGTACAATGGCATTCCTAATTCACCGCGCACATCGTTCATAGTCATTTGACCAGACTCAAGAGAAACCTGATAAGCCTTTGACTTCTTCTCAAGTGCTGCGACGTTGTCATCATCATCATCGAAAGCGAATGTGATGTTCTTGTCTGTGTCAAGGAAACGACGAGAGAGAGTGTTGATTGTTTCAACGAGGAATGACTCAAGTGGCTTTTGTGAGGTTGTTAATGCGTTTTGTGCTTCACCTTCACGCTCACCTGAACCACCCAAACCAGAGCGAGGGATAATTCCTAGTGCTGATGGGTTAACACCAAAGATTGTTGCGATGCGAAGGATTAAGAAGTTGTCGTAGTTCTCTTTGTAGCGCTCGTCAATAGTCGGAGCGAACACTGGCTTGAAACCGCGAGGAAGAACTTTCATGCGGTGGCGCTCTGCATTAGAACCAGTCAGTCTGTCGTTAAACACACGCTCAAAAGCAGCAAGACGCGTAATGTCCATTTCGTCTGAGTCAGTCTCCATAAACGCCATTGGCATAGTTCCGTCTTGGTATTCAGACTTCATCCACTGTTGGCGCTCTAGGTAGAGAGTTGCAGATGGGATTGATTCCTCTACGCATGAGTATCCGTATGGCGACCACGTGCGACGGTTGCGAACAAAGTAGGCGAGTTGGTCACGCATGTATTCGTTGTTCTTACCGGGAGCATTGAAAAACTCTCCGTCGCTTTCTGCTGATGCTTGGTACTCACCGCGAGGAAAACCCCAAAGGATTTGCTGATAAGCCGGTGCAGGAGTAGCAGGAATTGAGCCGCGATTGTCAAGCAATACTTTGATAGTTGGTGCGTCAATGATTTCAAAGCCAATGATTTGCTTGCCTAAGTTGTAGCGAGGGTACACAGGCGTTCCGTCAAAAACGAAGTGCTGCCAAAGGAACTCTGTCATCCACTCGGTGAATGAGCGACCTAGTTGTGGGTATGGGTTCTCCCAAAATTCACGCAATTTAACAATGTCCTCGTCGTACTTCTCGCGAGCAATACGTGCTGCTTTAGCGTGTGAGCAATTCTCTTCTGCCATGATTTGGTTGATGGTTGCGTCTTCAACAGAGAACGACCACTCAAGACGCGTAATCTCAGCAATTTTGATTTCAATGCAACGGTGAATGATGTCAATCTGGTCTGACATTGAGCGGAGAACTGACCAAGGTGCTGTGCGCTGGTTGAGGTCGAGGTTCCATGCAACTGGGTATTCCCATAGGCGAGGGAGCGCGCGACCACTGTCGTCAAAGACTGGGTCTAGTGGTGCTGGAAGGAATGGCGCTGATGGTCCAAGTTGTGAACCAAAATCGTAAGAGTAGCGAGGCAGTGGGTTTGCCTGTGTGCCGGGTGTCTGCAACAATCCTTGTCCACCACTTCCGGGAGACTGCACCATCTGCGAAGGCATCGCTGCTGATGTTGTTGCGTATCCTGTTCCGCCGTATGGTGTATTGCCCATGTTGTTACCTGTTGCTTTTTGCAACTCTGTAACGATTCTGGAAACGAGAGCGTCGTCGTTCTTCTTACGGCTAAATAACGCCACAGTTCTCCTCGGTTAGTTTGATTTTATTGTAGTGGTTGTCCACAGCCTGAGCAATGCGTACTCTCAACACTATTCGGTAAGTCACACTGAGGACATGGTGGAGCGACTGCCATAAAGAACGCGTCAGAGAATCCACCTGAACCAATGCCTAGTTGTGTAAAGCCGTGAACGAGTGCGTCAATGCGGTCTGGTGAAAAGTCAGACTGGTCACTTACCCATGAGGTCATCTGTTCTTCTAACTCTGGAAAGATGCCAACGTGTGAGATTCTTCCCTGCTCATACAAAGCACTAATCGGTTCGGCGCGTAACACCTTGCCTCGTTTTGCTGTTATGCCACGATAAGGAATGTTGGGTCGGTACTGGCGAATGATGGTTTCAATCATGTCTCCACCCATGTTCATTTCTCCTACGACGCGAGATGCTTGAAACTCGTCATACGCTTCAATCGCACGCTTCGCCCATCCGTCAGGTGAGAGACGACAACTGCGGTCTGCGAGAACATAGCCACGACCGTCGATGCCTTTGCCTACAACGACGATGCCGGTTTCGTCAGAGTTTTCATTACTGGTGGCAGCAGGGTCAATAGCGACAACGACGCGAGCCATGTCTGGCGGATTGTTGATACGGCAGTCTTCAAGCATTTGCATAGTCCATAAAGCGCCGGGAGTATCATCGAGAACTTCCGCATAAAGTTCCTGCCGACCGAGTCGTGTTCCTTCATAACGGTTGCGTAACTGTTGAAGTGCTGATGGAGCAAGGTTCGCAGCGTTATCAAAGGTAGAACCACGCACGACGACTACTGAACCATCACTCCTAGCAATAAGTTCTTTGATGAGTTTCTTGGGCTGTGGCGTAGTGGTGATAACCGTCTGAGGGTGCTGACCAAGACGTAGGGTGAATTGCAACTGTTCGTAGGTTTCGGGATAGCGCCATGCTGCTAATTCGTCACACCAAGCACCATGAAACTGTGGACCACGCAAGCGGTCAGGGTCTTCAGCAGAGAACATTTTGATAAGTGAACCGTTAGTGAGTTTTATTTCTCCCATTGAACGGTTGAAGTGCTTGAGCGTTCCGTACCTGCGGAGGATTGGCACTACTCCTGATTCACCTTCTGCACAGGTATCTCTAACGTCACCAAAGGTTGCTGCAACGACAGCCCAACGAGTGTTAGGCATCCTGCTTGCTTGCCACGCTATCCATTCAGCAGCAGTTCTAGTTTTCCCAGCACCACGACCAGCGAGGTAAAGATAAACAGACCAGTCGTTACTCTCCGGTGGTATCTGTTCCGGTCTCGCTAATTGTGCTTCCCATTTCCAACGCGAGGTTAGGATTGCTGCTAAGGAAGGCTCGTAGGTTAGCGAGTTCTGCGTCAATGGTGTTTGTGTCATAGATGGTTGCCTCTACCTGCATACGCGCTGGAGCGTACAATCCGAGATACTTAGCGCGGTGTTCCATAATCTTAAGCACTCGGTCAAGAGCATGATACTCGCCTTTCAAAGCCTTTTCCCAATAAACCAACTGCAAACGGTCGAGTCTGTCTAATTCTGACTCACGTGCTTCCTCTGAACCAGCATTGTTGAGTGTTCTTTTAAGCGCACGACCATAAGCAAGATAAGCACCTTGAGCAGTGGCATAACCAACAGCGTTAGCGATGTCTGCATAAGTAGCACCGGCACGACGTAGTTCTAATACGCGACGTTCTTTATCTAGTGCTTCCGGTTCGATATTTCTATTGCTCATGTATCTACTGTATCTTAGGTTTTTTGCCTCTTTGACGTACTCCAACGTGCGAGCCGCGAGGGTGATTTGCCTTGTCTCGTACTGCTAACCATTGTGGCCAATTGCGCACAAGGTAATCAACGTCTGCCATCTTCTGAACCATGCGCTCATCCATAGTGCCGTATCCGCCTTTGGTGTACCTGCGACAGTCGGGAAGAATCCAGTTATCAATAAATACAATGCCGGTTTCCGTGAGGTTTATAGCGGTAAAGCAGTAGTCGTCAATAGTTTGCACAACAGGGTCGTAGCGCATGTGTGATTTCTTAACGATTATTGCTCTGCCGTCAACAAGCACATTGGTCTTGTAGTGGTTTTGCCTGAACATTGGGTTGTCCATGTTGCAGAATCCAGCAAGATAACAACCAACACCATCAGCAACTTTAGATAATTTCTCTGCTCTCATCAGGAACTTTGACATTGTTATCTGTGTGTCAAAACGTTCTTTGTATCTTTTTTGATTTGCGAACGTAATAGGCAGTGGAGATTGTGCGCGGTCGTAGTTGTTTAGTTCTGTAATGCTTTTTAAGTCATCTACCAACATAAGGCACCATTCGCCTTCTTCAAGTTTGTCAAGCACCCAATTGCGGTTACGAGCTAAACCCTTTGGTTCTCCTGTTGCAATAATGCGTTCTTCTTTAACTAATCCGCCAGCAATAAAGTTTTGTTTCTGCTCCTCGGTGTGGCAAAGGACGGTGTGTTCAATTCCCTCAGTTTCCAACATCAACGAGGTGGTTATGCTGTCGTACCTGTCGTAGGTGAAAACAAAGACTTTCACTTAGTGGCTTTCTGCTTCGCCTTTAGTGTCTCTTCCTCTACTGAACCTGAGCCGACCATTCCAGACTTGGTGTACCAAACAATGGTGAATCGGTGAGCGTCGTTGCGTTTTTTCATGAATGGCGTTACACCGTGCCATGCGCCTTGTCCGTCAAAGCCGGAGATAGAGCCGTCAGGAATACCGAACGCTACATTGTATTCAGGCAGGTGCAATCCGCCTCCCGATACGTTTTCTTTCACGCAGAACATGTTGTTCCAAGTTCCCTTAATGTTTCCGGTGTCTTTGTGATAAGGGAGTGCTGCGCTGTTGTTGATAATCCCTGATGTGAAGGGCATTCCTCCGATGTGCCAGTCAGAGTGAATCTGTTGAGCGAGTTGAAAGTGTTTCTCTGCTGTTTTAGGTGCGAGTTCCTCGAAAGTATCCCAGCAAACTTTTGTAAGTTCTTCAAGAATCTTCAATGCCTGTGGCTCGTCTTTGTTGAAAGATGAAGTGCTTACACCGTAACGCCGGCGCAGTGCTTGTGGCGCAGTGAATCCGAACACTCTGTTGGAGTAATTCATTCCCGATAATCGAGCAGCACCAGTCTTTGAGGCAGTGCTGTCATACTTGATAGAGAAACGAAGGTAACGAGATAGTTCTTTTTTCAGGTGTTTGTACTTTTCAGGAATCTGACGCTGGAAGGCAATAACTTCTCCTGTTTCAGAGTCAATAAGCAGCAAGTCATCATTGTCGCCAACCATTTCTGGTGCGTGATGATTGCGGTCTATGCGTGTCCAATCAATTTTTGTTACTTCAATTGTTTTCATAGGGAATCTTTGAGCAATTTCATAATCGCGTCTGGATTGTTGTCCAAACCATAAGAATCACGAAGTTTTCTTAATAATTCAATAGCCTCTAAATACTCTTCTTCGGGATAAGGCAGAACAACTGAACGTATTCCCCTGTTAAGGAAATCCTCTGTACGCTCCGCAGCAGACGTACCCTCGGCAATGTTACCGATTGAGCCGTTGAGCCGGAATAACAGGTCGTCAAGGTCGTCTCCGTCGAATCCAGTACCTTCGAGGTGGAGTTCGGTAGAGGCTAGTTCCTTCAGAAGGTCAGCCAGACTGCTGTCGTCGTAGGTAGCGAGGTCGTTGGCGCGGTTGTCGACGAGGAGAATACGAGACGCTTGCTCATCATCAACGTCAATCTCTGTAACGGAAATTTCTTTCCATCCGAGTTGCTTTGCTGCTTTCCATGTGTGGTTACCAGCAAGAATGAATCCTGTTGACTTCTGCACGACTATTGGTCTGTATTGACCATGAAGCGTAAGGCTTTCCATAATTGCGCCTACATCACCTTGTCGAACATTCTTCGGGTGCGGAATTGCGCTGTCTATTTTTACTGACTTTGCCGATAATGACATTTCCCCTGCCTTTGTTTAGATGCTTATTTCTATCATAGTGAACGGTTCGCGGACATTGGAGAAATGTGCTTGCGTTGCTTTGAGTGCGTTGAGGATACTGGCTTTGTCAATGTGGTCGGTGTAAAGAGCGCCGAGAGCAACAGCAGTACCACTACCGATAGCGTTATAAGCACCGTCTTTGTCTCCCTTGATTTCCGTGACGGACTTATCATCGTCGATTTCATAGATTTTGCCCTTCTCAATAACCAGCAGAGACCAGCCTTTTTCGTCATTAGGGTATTGATTCACGAATTGCTCAACGCTTGGATTAGCGAGACGTTCAAGAGACTTCATCGCCAAGTATCCGCCACGCCAAGAACCGGCGAATCCAACAAGCAACTCACCAATTTGTTTTACTTTAGGAGTATTGCTAATTGTGTATAGACCGTCATCATCCACAGAGATAGAGTCAGCGCCCATGTAAGAGCCTGATTGGGTAGTAAGTGCCACGACAACGGTCATGTCGCAATCTTATACCTTCTTGACCCTCATAACTCTTGCCCCCTTGCGAGGCATAAGGAATTGCTCATACATCTCAGGATAAGCAACTTCAAAAGATTTAACGTCGAACGCCATGCTGTCTTTGTTGCTCTTATAGGTGAGTAATGGTTTCCCATTGTATTCCAGCACTTCACCTTCACCTATTGCCATTTCAAGTGTCGAGCGCAGTTCTTTAACCTTTTCTTCCTGCATGTCGAGGATTCTTTTCTCATCAATGTATTGATAATAGGTTTCGAGGATGTAATCATCTGCTTCAACAACTGTTCCTTCTTTTGACTTTGGGTACATTTTGCGAATGCTCTCAGAGGTGCTTTCACTTCCATCAAGTTCCGGTGGAATGCCACTTTTGACACTGCTCCAAAAAATTGCTTCCGTGATTTCACATTGCAACATTTCTGATTCGTCATACAAACGACCACGCACAACCAAGCCTTCATTGGCTACGAGCGCTGCGAACACCACTTGCTCAATTCCGGTGACTGTTGCGTAGTGCAAGCCTTGTAGTTCGTAGGCGCGTGGAATGTGATTGTCTTCCCAAAGGTGAGCAGAACCACGACCAACGATTCCTGTTGTTTTGATTTCAAGAATTGCATTTATGCCTGTTGGCGGTTCAAGACTGTCATGGCGAGTTACTTTTCCAGCAGGGAACTCTTTGCTTGCTTTAACAATGAGGAAGTCAAGGTTTGCGAGCATAAAAGCGTTTTTCTTGCTTTTAAGCATCACTGGCCATTCGACTACCGCGTAGTTGTATTCTTTTGCGAACTTATTAGCAACGACTCCTTCGAGCAAATTGCCCCATTCCATTGCTTCATTGGTTACGACCTCACGCTTTTCACGACCGGACTTCTGCGCCCAAAGTGTGTAAGGCGATGTGTAACTTGATTCTCCGTAGATTGCTGCGGTGTCGCTCCCACCAATTCCAGTGCTACGAAGGTCTAACCACTCGCGATGCGACATTTCACTGACGTTTGCAATTACTTCACACTTTAAGTTTTCTGGATTCTCCATCATTATCTCCCTTGATGACTTTCTGCTTGGCGAACTATTTCATCACGACGTTGACCCTCTCGGTACATTGTCAAAGCAATTACAGAATAAATTGCCATGTCGATTAGTGAATCTTCAACACCTTCATTGCGTAATGTGCTTCCTTTTGCTGCTGCTTGAAGTCTGCGCATTTTGTCATTAGCACGAATCATTGCACCGACCCAACCTTCAACGCCGAAGTCTTCACTGGCGCGCACATTGGCGAATGGGTCTTCTTTGCGACCATAATCTGAACGTTTCTTGTCGTGCAGTTCTTTCATCTCTTGTAATACATTTTCAAATTCATTCATTGGTATCTCCCTTACCATCCGTGACCACAACCATTTTGGTC